AAGGCGTATGATAACCATCGGGATTAAATTAAAACTGAAAGATGTTTTAATCTATCGCGATAACTTGACTCGCCATCCCAGTTAAGGACTGGTCGAATCTTGTGCGTGTACTTAACTGCCTTTCGGCGGTAAGTAGTACGGCTATCGAAAGCACCAACCTCAAGATCTAAGATCTTAGAAAACCACTCCTGTTCGGGGTGATTAAGAGGAAGGGATCTGAGTGACAACATGTAGTTAACTGACTGACGAGCCCTGAAAGGGATCGCAGACAGAACTTCTGACGCAACATAACAGCACTGTAGACCATGGTTTTCAGATGCTAATAAGTTGCTTGTCACCAGAGCGTTTCGTTCTGCATTGCTCAAGTAGGGGCGTAAACCCTTACCCGAGACATACGAGAACGGTACTGATAGGTATAATTCACTGAACTCTAATGGACCGTAGGTCCGTAAGTGAACAGGAATAAGGCCGACCAAGTACACGTATATCCTTGACATAAACGAGTAGAAATTCGATGACTGAGAAATATCAGCCAGAGAATTGCAAACGAAGTATATGTCCTGGTATGTACGTATAACGCGCTTAAGATAAAAGGGCCGTACAAGTGCTCCCTTATAGTAATCCTTGCCACAACTTTCTTTAAACGGAGAAGAAATAAAACTCTTCTCTAAGTTCAAAGAAAAGCCTGCCCAGGAAAGGGCAGAAATAACGTGGCTGGCTGCATGCTGCCTCACAATGATGTCATCACCAAAAACGGTGATATCATTGGGAGAGCATTTAAAGCCATTGACTTCGCAGGCGGATTTTGCAATCGCCCAGAAAATCAAGGATTCAAGCGGGAAAGTGAAGCCATTACCCATAGCGGAGAACTTTTCGTAGGTAACTGTTTCGCTTTTAAGAGTCCCTGTCTTATGACGGAGATCATCAAGAAATGCGAACCAGTACGGCGGAAGAAGTAATCGCACCAGCTCTAAGGAAATTGTATCCGAAGCGGATGCAAGATCAATAGTGCTGAATTGGTTAGTATTAGGCGTGGATCCAATCGACCAGTACCGAGAACCAAGAAGTGCGAACTTCTGATTTTTGGTTTGGTCGGTGAGATCTACACCGAATACCTTAAGCCTATCTTCCATATAGGATTTAACACCTAACTGGAGGAATAAGTTTAAGTTGGCTCCAACTGCGATAGGACGGTCGGTAGACGCATCCTTCGGCACAAAGGTCACGCGATCGCTATCCTTCACCACCACGCATTCATCAAGAAGCATAAGCTCCTTTTGAAAGCGAGGCGAACCGCTGGGCGGTAGCTCAGTACGGCGACCCGATGACTCGAGATAATCGAGCCATTTAGGATCTGAAGAAATAGCAGCATATGCATAAACCCGGGCAGTACTACTAACAGAGTAAGGAAGATCGGCGAACTTATAGTACGCAGAAGTCCTATCTCCGTTAGAGGTTAAAGTGCTGCCAGGACCGTGCTTTGACCTGTCACAAATTATGTTCATAATAAGCGACGGGGTGAGATCTCCAAGTACATTGTCAATAAGACGACGTGCAAGGGGAACCCACTGCGGAAGATCCTCGCGCCTTACGGCGCGTAATCTCAGGTTGGTGTCTCTACATTGTGCCTCGGACTGGAGCCACTTTTCAGTGGCTTTACGACGAGGTCCAATTTCTAGATCACTAACACTGAACGGATACTTCTTTAACAAAGCAAGGGCTTGCCGGTGCGCACGTACAGTGCGCAAGCTCTCGTTTCCATCATACGACTGTGTGAGGGAGTCAAGATCACGACACAAGGCGAGATACTGCGACACAGACCGTTTCTCTGAACAAGAGATAAGTCGCGCCGTAATATCAAGACCGAGGTCGCCGGATGCCTCTTCTGCGAAGAGGCGAAGCAAAAACCACGGGTCGACTGTTTTACCAATAACCGTAGCTGCAACGCGCTTACGCACGTTGCGGGGCTTAAAGTACTTTCGCATGAAAGATTTCCCTGGTAGGTGGTCAGAACTGGGTTTTACCAGTCACGGCCAAGCTCTTGTAGTCAGCTTTCGCAAGCGAAACTGCACGAGCAAACAACTCATCCACTTCCGCATCACTCATCCCAACAGGTAGACTACTGTTGAGTTCGAGTTTTGCGTCCTTGGATTCGGTTGTACCCACAGGGGTCCCCACGGTAACGGTTCGTACCACGTTGAAAGTGGCACGACGATTACCATAGCTATTAGCAGAACGTTTTGGAGCAGTAGTCGAAAGAGACAACTGATCCTTCGCGATATCGGAGTGCGAAACACCGATATACAACGTTTTGCTACCTTCCGAACGGAGGGGGTTATAGACAACAGCAGCATTTGCAGCATTTTTCAGACTGATGGGCATGAGCCTATCTCCATGGTGGAGTCCTTCCTGTATACAGGTTAAATGAGCCTCTTAGCGAATGCTAGGAGGTCAAGGACTTTTGGGATATCAAGATCGATATCGAGGTTAATGAAACCAGGAGTGTCCTTTCTGATCCTTTCGTACGAAACTACAGAGCCCGAAATTGGGATGATCTGTTCGCCGGAGGATGAGGAGACATTCACTGTACCGGTGTAGTAGGTTTCTTTCTTCACAGAAATAAACCCACCTAGACGTCGATAGACCGGGTTTGGGTTGAGACTGGCTATGAGGCCAGAAACATTCACAAACCAGCTAACAACGAAGGACCAGGGAATTAATTCCCAAGCCGTGGTACCAAGATTACCAAGCCCAAAATTCTGAAGGGCAGGGGAATCAAAGTCCAACCGTCCGTATACTCCGGCACGAGCGGTTTCGATTATATCACCTGCGATGCTCACCTCTCCTGAGAGAAGCGTCCCGTGGGTGATAGTGAAATCGCTTGTAAACGATTCGTCCCGGTTGTCACCAGAACGAAACGTTTGTATCGGAGCTAACGAACCCTTACCAAGTGCCGCTAGAATGCCCGAAATATCATAAATGATAGGACGGACAGCATAGCGAGCTTCAAGCCATGCGTCAGCGATAGAGTCGATATTCCCATGTCCTTTCAGGAATGAGAAATCTCGTCGTTTCACTGCCGCTAGGATTGCGCCGAGATCACGAAGACGACCAACAATATATTTGACCGTCTTTGGAGCCTCGGCGAGACTTGTTAAGGCCTCAAACGCAGCTTGCTCGACCTTCAGATACGCATCGGAGAAAACCGATTCGTGATCAGAAGGCTGAGCCCTCGCCTGGAACCCATTCTGCAACTGTTTATACATACCTTCGGTTAATCCGACATAAGATGACGGAGTCCAAATAATTTGTATAACGACAGAAGCGAAGCTAAGGGAACTACTACCCTCCAAGACCTCAAACCGCAAAGGATTTTGAGGCTTAATTGGTTGAGCAGCACCGAAATAAAATTCGGAGAGGGAGGAACAGGGGTTAATAACGATCTCTTTCCCTTGTTTACTACGAAAACCCGAACCAACGACATCAGTCATGGTCGAGCGTTCGTAGGCAACAAGGAAAGGTGTACGGGGCTGTTCAGTCTTAGAATCGAGAAGATCCTGAGAGATGAACGGGCTCAGTAACCTTTTAACATCTATGGCCAGTTGAGCGCCATCGATGTACCACTCGTTTGCAGTATTCTTCCTCCATACCACAGGAACGTCAGTTCCAGGAATGGAAAAAAGATTACCGTACTTGAGTGGGTATCGAGTCGTTTTGGATGGGGCAGATCCCCCGGTCTTCGGGGTCCATGAAACGGACCACGTAAACTGGATAACCTGCTGATTACCACCTGTTGGGTGATAGTCAATCCGATTACCAAAACCCCTTTTGCGCGTACGAGTCTTCATAGCATCAGTCCTATTACTAGGACAAAGTATGGTGCACAGAATGACATGTCCTAGACTATCACTGTGTGCAAGACCCGAGAGGGTGGAAGGAGGGCGTAAGC